TTTTGACGCAAAAGGCAGGAGCCGCCTGCGCGGCATTTACCGATTTAACAAAAAGAAGGTGAGACAATGAGCTTTTTTCGCGGAAAAACAACGACAACGCGAGCGAATAAGATAAGTGAATTTACGGTCAACACCGCGGAATACGGCGCAGTTGTACCTGAAATTATCGGCACTGTGCGCACCGCGGGCAACGTAATCTACTATGATGATTTCACCGCCCATGAACACCGCGAAACGCACAAAGCGGGGAAGGGCGGTAAATCTAAGCAGGTCAGCATTACTTATACCTACACGGTAGCGGTCATTTTAGGACTTTGCGAAGGGCTAATTTCCGGAATCGGAAAAGTATGGATCGGTAAAAATGTACACAATTATCCAGCGGACGACATTCAACTGACGCTGTTTGACGGCAAAGAGAATCAGCAGCCGTGGGCGTACACGCAAAGCAAGCACCCGGATAAGGCACTTCCGTATTCGGGGTTGGCATACATGGCGGGCGTTATTGATTTAGGTGATTCTGGCTCCATGCCATCGTATAACTTTGAGGTTAAAGGCAGGTTATTAGAAACAGGGGACGGCATAGACGTTAATCCTGCGGACTACATCCGATACGTCTTAGATAAAATCGGTAAAAAGGACATGCAGATTATCGGGCTGGACAACTACAGAAAATACTGCAAAGAGGCTGACTTGCTTATTTCCTCTCCGCCGGACGAAGACGCAAAAGCCGCCCGGGAAGTTGTAAATGAAATTGCAAAACTGACCAATGCTTATGTGTTTTGGTCAAATGACAAGCTAAAAATTGTACCACTGGCCGATAGACCGGTAGGCAGCTGGGCACCGGATAAAACAGGTATTACAGACCTGACGGCGGATGATTTCCTGCCGCAGTCAGGCGGAGCTCTTGTAACGTATAAAAGAAAAGACAGCTCTGCGATCTATAATCAGTTCCCTGTAGAGTTTATCAACCGCGCAAATGGCTACGAAAAAGAATCCGTCAGCTACGAATTTACGGAAGATATCAAAAACTACGGCGTAAGAGCCGCAAGCGTAACGAACGCTCACTACATTTACACAAAAGAGCGGGCGGTTAAAATCGCTGAACAACTGGCAAGAAACAACAAGTACGAGAGAACGCAATACACGTTCAAACTTGACTGGAGCCTGTGCCGCTTAGAAGTCGGCGACTTGGTAAGATTGACGGATGAAAATTCGGGTATCTTTGAACAGGTCGCGGTCATTAACGGCATTACCGAAGGCACTGATGGATGCTTAACGGTAACGGCCATATCAAGAGCACCGGGAGACTATCCCGCGGCAAAGTACAACGTGCACGCAAACGATAGGCCGTACATCGATTACAACAAAACAGCACCGGATACTGTGCCGGTTATCTTTCAGCCGCCCGCGGATCTCACATCTGACGGGCTGGAGCTGTGGATCGCCGCAAAAGGCAAAGCTGATGGCTGGGGCGGATGTACTGTGTACGTTTCTGACGATAACACAAATTATCAAACAGTTGGGCAAATTGCAGGCTCCGCGCGGTGTGGTAAATTAACACAGCCATTGTCACCGATGCCGAACCATCCGAGCGGCAATCAAGCAATGGTAACCTGTAATGATCAGCTGCTTAGCGGTACGCCGCAGGACGCCGAACGCAAGAATACGCTCTGCTGGATAGATGGTGAATGCATGAGTTACGTTAACGCCAATCTGCAGTCAAACGGTGCGTGGCTGCTGTCCGGGTTATACCGCGGTCAGTGCAATACAACGATAAGAATGCATGCTAAAGATACAGACTTTGTCCGTCTTGACAATTCAGTATTTAAAGTACCGTTCACGAAAGATGACATCGGTAAAAAGATTTATCTGAAATTCTGCTCATATAACATCTTCGGCGCAGGCAATCAAGATTTGTCCGAAGTTAGAGCTTACGAGTACACACTCACGCCGTACTACATACCGTCGGTTACGAATTTAACCGCATATAACCGGTACAGACAGCTTGCGGACGGCGTATCTCGCTATGATATCGTCGTTAATTGGACACCGCCCATGCTGCAAAGTTACCTGCAGGGCGACGTATGGTATAAGACAAGCAATGGGCAGGCAAAAGATCTCGTTATCAAAGAAGGTACGAAAGGCTCTGAACTCGGCTTTGACGGAGAGTGGACGTTTGGCGGCAGCGGAAAAGATCAAGTCGTCATTCCGCAGGCTGTCGTCGGAGATATCTACCTGATCGCGGTCTGCACAAAAGATGAATGGGGCGAAACGACAAGCCCGGACACATCTCCGCAGCTGAAAATTCTTGTTGCGCTTAAAACAGAAATTCCGAACACACCCGACGGATTCGGAATAGATTTCGGTGCGGCGTGCACTGCCAGTTGGAAAGAAGTCACGAATACCGACGTCGCTTTTTATGAAATTCGGACTGATCAGGCACCAGGCGTTGAAACATCGGGATTGTTAGTCAGAACGAATAACTTGTCGGCGATACTACCGCTGACAGAACGAAGCGGGAAACTGTATCTGTACGCTAAATCCGCCGTCGGCAAATATTCCGCGCCGGCTATTTTACAGTACAATAAACAGCCGCCGAAGAAACCGAATCCGCCCGTACTTACAAGTACAATCGGCGGTTTCGGACTGACAGCTGAAGCAATCCCGAAAGACTGCGCAGGAATGAACATCTACATCAGCGGCACCGACGGGCAGAAGACAATCAAGACCGAAAACAACAGCTACAGTCACACTTGCGGCGCGGGAATCTATGATGTCTCCGTTGCTTATTATGACCTGTTCGGAGAAGGCGAGGAATCTGGAGAAAGCCGTGTCGTAGTCAAAATCTCAATCAGTAAAGACATGCTTGACGATGAAGCGGTAAGTCTTGCGAAAGTAGACGCGTTAGTTAAGCAAAAGCTCAACGACGGCGCAATCGCAAAACAAGATGTTACAACGATCGTCTCAAACCTCGGCAATCTTATGCTTGCAAAAGCTAATTATAGCGCCATCGCCCAAATGACCGACGCTATTAATTTAAGAGTGCAAAAAGGCGACGTGATCAATCAGATTAATCTGTCGCCGACGACTACGACGATTGCCGGCAAGTATCTACATGTAACGGGGGAGACCGTCTTTAACAATAACGTCATTGTGAGCCGCATGCTTGCGGCAAAAGCGATTACGGCTGATAAATTGGCGGTGACAAGTCTATCAGCAATCACAGCAAATATCGGACTGTTGAGGACAAAGACAAACGGAGCGAGAACAGAAATTAAAGACAATCTGATTGAAATTTTTGATGAGAATAATTTCCGAGTTATAGCGTTAGGAGTGAATGTTTAATGGCTATCGGACTAAAAATTTTTCATCCGCAAAAAGGATTGATACTTGATATCACAGATTCACTGACCCGCATTCTCGGCAGTTTTACAGCCGACACACCGACAGGAAGCCGAACTATCGATATTCGAGGTAACGACCGGCTATTTGTGTTTTTTGTGCCGGAAACGGCAGAGTATACGGCACCCATGCAGATAACGACGTCAAGCAATCAAATTAACTGGGTGTATCGTGGGGATTTCGATCACGTACATAAACAGAGGATATACTATGGCACTTATTAATTTCCTGGAAATTTACAACGCAGATCGTCACCTTATTATCAACAATAAGTATAAAAATTTACGGTTGCTGAAAGTAGATAAGCTGCCATCTCCGGCAGGGGTGAGCGGAGACGGAAGCAACTGGAGATACTGGGAATATGAAATAGACTTTAATATGAATTATATTCCGGCAATCTATTGCGACAATTCTCAATATTACGTTACAGCTGAGATAAACGGCGGGAAGATGACTATTCAGGTGTACGCTCCAGCGTCTGTTTCGATGACGGCGGGACAGGTACACGACGCCGTTACATTGTATATATTTACCGAGGAGGCTGATTCTGATACATCGGGGGCAGGGGTATTCATCTGGGATCCGGAAACAAGAAAGCTTGTTTTTAATAGTAAAACCCCGTATCTCCGTGTTGTCGGAAGCCATATTAAATCAGAGATATCAACTAACGACGCAGCAGGGCTGGCTGCTGTTATGCCGGAAACAAATTTTCCGTGTGCGAAAGTTGCGGCGATTATGTTCTCTATGCACGAATTCCAAAAAAGCACCCCGCAGGTTGTGATTCATAGTTCATTAAAATTGAATTGGTTAAGCCCAAACCGCATAAAAGCATACTGGTTGGCCGATGGTGCAATTTTCAATCCCAGTGGCGATATACACATACCGGGCGGAGTATTTAGAGCTACTTGTATCTTGTTTGTTAATGTCACAGGTTATTAAAAAGGAGAAAAGCTATGAAAAGAACATGTAAAGTAAACGGTAAAGTATCTTATCCGCAGAACGATGGGGTTTTAACGACGTTTAGCTTTCACAACCCGGAAACTGGCGAAGTCTATGCTATGTCAACAACGTCGCAAGAAGAAACCGACGAACTGAACTACGGCGATACCGTTACACTTGAAATTAAAAAAGCAGAGGTATCCGAATGAGACCGCAGACATTTCAGCACCCGGAAATAAGAGATGAAAATGACAATATTATTAAGCCGGGGGCTTTCGGGAAAAACACGCCGTTTTGCACGAAGGGGAATGACGGCATTTTAGACTATATTGCGAATGATCTGGAATATCTATATGAAAACGGGGGCAGCGGCGGTAGCGGAGCAGGTCCGAAAGGTGACCCAGGTCCTAAGGGCGACCCCGGACCAAAGGGTGACCCGGGTCCTAAGGGTGCCGACGGGAAGAACGGACAAGACGGGGCAGCGGCAACGATAAAAGTCGGAGAAGTGACGACAGGTACCTCCGCTTCGGTGACAAATTCCGGCAATAGTACAAATGCTGTATTTGATTTTGTCATTCCGGTTTCCGGCGGCGGACAGGGTATTCAAGGCCCCAAAGGAGATCCCGGGCCTAAAGGAGACCCCGGACCGAAAGGAACAGACGGAAAAGACGGAGTCGCTGCAACAATCAAAATCGGAACGGTAACAACAGTGGCACCAGGCACAAATGCTAAGATCACAAATACCGGAACGGCCAACGCAGCAGTGTTTAATTTTTCAATTCCGAAAGGCGAGAAAGGGGAAAAAGGAAATACGGGGATACAGGGTCCGCCGGGACCTGCCGCAGATCTATCGCAGTATGTGAAGAAGACAGAAATTTTTGATGGAAATATGATTAAATTGCCGAATGGCGCAAAGATAGGAGTGGAATGATGGATAAATTTAAAATTATCAGGCCAAACGGGGAAGAAGAACTTGCAGAATTAACGACGGATAAATCTAAAGTCGGAGACAATTACTTAAAAATTAACATTGATGGTGTGCCGCATTACGCAAAAGTCGGAGATGTTGTTGACACGCACATGTACACATTTAGCGGCGTTGACGGTAAAAAATATTATGTGCAGAAGGAAATTGCAGCAGAAGCGCTTGCAGGCAGCGTTGAAGTTAAAGGAAATTCAGAATTTATTGTACCGGAAAGAGTTACAGTCATTGAAATAACAGCCGGTTCCGAAATGAAACCCGAAGTGAAATATGTCAAAGTAACGCCCGGATCAACTCTTAGTATTGAGTTTTTTCATATGCATCCGTGGGATTACGGGTGGTTTATAGAAAGTGAAAGCGATAAAGTTTATGGAACACAGTTTTTAATGACAGATAGTATTACAATCAGATGGTCAAGTGAGATAAACGAGCATGAAACGGAAGCGGATTTAACAACATAGCAGGAGGCCGAAAATGACATTTTTTCAAAATCTCAAAAGAAAAATAAAAAAATATAACAAGCCTCCTATCTGGTGGGGTGGATTTGTTACATGCGTTTTCGTCTTAGATTTGATTGATTTTGCAGAATACTTCTGCCGAACAAGCATTAATCTCTTAGACAAATGGGAATCAAAGACAGTCGTAAGCGTTGTGCTGATGTACATCTTGTCATTTATTAACAGTGCATACGGCGTAGTGCTTAATGCGTATTTCTGGCTGATTATCATTGACATCAGTACACGCTGGCTGGCGATCGGGTATCAGTATCTTGTAGATAAAGGGATGGATCCGAACTACTTAACGACACGAGAGAAACTGTACGGCATTGTTCTTGCGTTCAGCGCAAAACGCTTAAAATCGAAAATCATGCTGTGGGGGTTTCTGACAAAATTTATTCTCTTCACAATTCTCATTCTTACTGCTTCGCAGATTGATACGGTTTTATCGGCAATAGAGATACCGTTGTCGTGGCCGGTACTCAAATTCATGTTCGGATATATTTGTTACAACGAGATATTGTCGATTTGTGAGAATTTGAGAGACGCCGGCAATCATCATATAGACAAGCTAATAACACTGCTTGATAACAATATTTTTGCAAAACTCAAGAAATAGCCGCTATTTAGCGGCTATTTTAGATAGGAGGTATTTATGACAATAGCCGAATTTAGACAAGAACTCATCGATAAAAGAGATTATTTTTATCAATTCCCGTGGCCCGCAACGACTTATGGGCACTGGACGGCTGGACGGTATTTTACGACATTTAACGATTATCATTTTAACGTTGACGGCGACGGAGAGATTATCTACACAAGACCGCTTGATGAAGTGCCGAAAGCGACATATCATCGTAATACAGGATCTATCGCTATTGCTTTGTGTTGCTGCTATAACGCCCGTCCAGATGACTTGGGAGAATACCCGCCTACGGAGGCACAAATTGAAACGCTGGCGAAGATGTTTGCTGTTATTGCCGGGGTTTTTGATAATCCGATTGATAGAGAGCATTTCATGACGCACGGCGAGGCCGCTAATGACGACGGCTACGGACTGTACAGCGGAGAGCCTGACTGTCGCTGGGATTTAGAGCAGCTCTGTGATCAGGACGAAATCGGGACCGGCGGAGATATTCTCCGCGGAAAAGCGCAGTGGTATTTAGAGAACGAGGTATGAAAAATGAACTATCAGGAAAAAGCAAAACAGATTGTTATCGATTACTACAATGAACATGTAGAAAAAACGGACAATAAAAAATTGACAGAAAGTGAAGTTTTTATTGTATGGTTTAGTAAAACATTGCAGAACTGGAAAGCGTTGATAAGCACGACAATATCCGATGGAATGTACTACGAAGTCACATACAATGGTGACAAAAAAGAAACATATCTTGATGCATATAAAAAGTGGGAAAATGTTTGTGTAAAAAATGTGGAGGACTGATAATGTGGAAAATAAGAAAAGGGCTTATTTTATCGGCGGTCTTGCTTTCGTTCTGGTTATCTCCGTTATTATCTGGTTCGCATGCGCAGGCAGAAGCACAGTACACGATCTCCGAAACGGATCTAACGACATTAGAAACGAGCTTGAATCAGCTCGAGATAGACAGCGAGAAGAAAGACAAGCTGTTGATACAGCAGCAGACGCAGCTGACCGAAGCACAGAAGCAGTTGAAAATAGTCAACGAACAACTGAAGAAATCAAAAGTATTGAACGAACAGACAGAGAACTCATTGAAAATTGCCAGAGAATCATTCAACAAGTACGAGAAAGAGGCGGAACGGAAAATCAGAATTAAAACAAGGCAGCGAAATATGTGGATTGTTATCAGTGCGGTAGCCGTGGGAGCGGCGATCTCCTGGAGGTGATCCGATATCTACGAAACGGGGCGGGAAACCGCCCTCTTTTTTTATTGCACGGTATAAAGATAATTTATAATAAACAACTTGAAAAAGTATTGACAAATCAAAGATGATATAGTAATATATAATCAAGAAAAGAAAAGTAGTAAAAACAAGGAGGAAAACAAAATGATTAGAAACATCGGAATCGAAGAAGGCGGAAGAATTTTAACAGACGGGAACCGGACAATAAAATTTGAAAGAGTTGATCGGGGATATGAGATGTATGAATTGAGCGGGAACAGATATACCCGCTGCGGCATAGTAAATGCCGACGAAGAGACAGAAAATGAAGATTTGTGGGCGATGGCCACAGATGAATTATATTAAGAGAGGAGAATGAAAAATGAAAGTAAGAATGTATAGAAACTATGATAAATTCCCGTACGATGATCATCACGGGAACTTTAACGGAAGAATGATATTCACATTCTTCCGCCCGATTAGCAGGGCATTCGATTGTATACTGGTCGAACTTCCGGAAGGGTACAACCCATTACCGTTGGAAAAGTACGAACATTACAGCGGATGGCAGATGGAGTTAGATCAGGTTGTAAAAAAAGAAGAAGACGGAATGTGCAACACTCGCGGATTAACTATGAGGTTTTTTGATGAAAAAAATTGGGACTATGTAAGCGTTTCGAAAGGATGGCTCGACACTTACGCAAAAGAAGATACGGTACCGGAACTTTGCGGTCGCGAAAACATACCGATTAAATTTATCAGAGTTGAATATTCAACGGTAGAAGAACTCGCTGAAAAATTTAATTGCGAATATATAAAACCGACAGATGAGTTTTATGCCAGCTTCCGAAAAAGAATAAATGAATACATAAGCGCCTATGAAAAATGGAAAGATGTGAAAGAAGAGGTTAACCGCAGATCAGTTACGACATTCGAAACTCTAAAAGAAAGAGTTGAACTCAAATCAAACTGGCACGAAAAAACATACATCGGAAATCCGGGCAATTATGTATTAAATGTAGGAGAGAAACGATATCTTATACTCGGGGTTATAGCTGCAGAAGACACTTCACCGAGCAGCGAGCATATGTTTCTCAATGTACAATCTTTCAATCCGGGCGACCGGGAAACTCGTTTACCCGCGGTAGGACTTCCGGAAAACACACCTGCGGAGATAATTGACATGGTAGAAAAAGAATCTGCACGCCGAGACGAATTATTAAGTAGCCACGGAGAGGAGGACTGGGGTTAATGGCGGAAAATAAAAAATTCAGTGCGAACTGGGGCGGAAAGAGAAAAGGCGCCGGGGCGAAGAGAACACTGCCGGAAGGCGCAAGAACTCGGTCTATTAATATGACCGACGAGGAATACGAAAATGTAAAAAACACTTTAAACGTAATAAGGAGAGAAAAGAAAATGAGTAAATATTTTAAAAATAATATTTTCTTTTACGAAGATCTAAAAGGAGATCTCAATCTGAATATGCGCGGTAGTGAAAACGGCAAAATCACTATCGCGTCTTCAAAGAAGCGCGACATGAGCGAGAAATTTGAACTCATAGATACAAAATTTGCCGACGGATTTAAGGTTTGTGTCAGCGATAAAGAACAAAAAGGCACTCCGATTGCTACGCTAATCGGGAAAAATTTATTCATATTCAGTAATGAAGATCTCAAAGAAATTTACACGGAGGGTATTATCCGTGTAAGTGTATATAGAGCTGGGGATAATCAACTATTTATACGAGTTGAAGAACTCGACGCCGGGAATATCTGGATGTGCTTTAAATACACAGATTGGGACGTTGAAGAAAACAACGGTAGATTTAAAAATTTAAACGATTACATTGATGATTTCGTCCGGAAAAAAGAAAATGTAAAGTCTGTAAAAAAAATCTCTATCGATACGATAGAGATCGTCTGGTACGATGCAGAATTTAAGGGGTATATGAAATCAAAGTGTCAGTTTTGTGTGACAAAAGATCTGATCGGGTCAGTCACACTCGATATGGACGTCGTGAGAAAAAATGACGTAGATAAAGCGTAACATGCAAAAAAGAGCGATAATGATATCGCTCTTTTTTGCAAAGTGCTCCACAAACTGCTCCACTTTTTAACCATAAATCTGATTAATTTTTTCTATAATCCGTTCATCATAACTGGGGATAGCATGTCCGTATAAATCTAAGGTGTGGCTAACTCTCGAATGACCTAACCGACGAGATACTTCTATAATCGGTATACCGGCGGCTAATAATAGGGTGGCGTGTGTATGCCGCAAACAGTGGAAATTTCTGTATGGAAGTCCGCATTGTGTGATTACTTTTTTCCAAGCTCGCTCTAAAGCTTCCGGACGGACAGGATTATTATTAGAATTTCGGAAAACAAGCGTTTCTTGCTTGATGTCTATTGTTTTTTCGTCATCTCTCAATTCTTGCAGTGCGTTTGTAACCACGGTGGGGATTGAGATTTTTCTTTTTCCCGATTTTGTTTTCGGAGGCTGAAATGTAATGTCACTGCCGACACGCTGTAATTGTTGACGGATGGTAACGGTGCCATTTTTTAAATTTACGTCTTTCCAGCGCAAGCCCAACACTTCACCCCTCCGCATGCCAGTATGAGCCGCCAAAAGGAAAATAGGATAGAAAGCGGGGATTTTATCCTTTGTGTAAGAAAGGATTTTATTAATTTCATTTTTGTTAAATATGCCGGGTTCATCCCGGACAATCTTTTTTGCTTTTGAAAGCCGGACGATATTCTTCTGAATGATACTTAGATCTACAGCCCGCTGAAACGCAGCATGCAAAAGAACATGAACTTTGCGAGAACAGTCCGGGGTTAAACTGTTTAATAATTCTTGTACTTGAGATACGCTGCAAGACTGAAGGGGAATGCGAGAAATAGGCTCAATCTTTGCGGCAAGATAGAGATATCTTTCATATGTACTGGCTCTGACAGTATCCTTTTTATAAGTAGAGAGGAAATATAAAAGCCACTGTCCGACAAGCATATCTGACGGCTCAACAAAATTACCGTCACGCTCTGCTATTTTCTGCCGTGACATCCAGTCCATGGCATCGTCTTTCTTCTTAAAACGTTTAGAATATCTTTTTCCGCTGATCATAACAAAAGCACGATAGCTGTCATGGATCTTATCGTAAATCAAGGATCCTCTTTTATACTGTTTCACGCAACCACATCCTCTTTCCGTTGTTACCAGTGGTATTATGGTTCGGTTTTAAAATTTTAAACCTTTTAATTTAATATCTGCTATCGATTTGTCATACACGATGAACATAGACCGCGAAACATCTTCCAATTTTCCATTGTTTACATCTTCTGAAATTTTATATTTATATTCTCCGGAGTGGACATCTATAATTGTTAATACGGTTTGTCCTTTAAATTTCATTGTTGTATGAAATAATCCGGGGGCATTTATTTTATCAATATAAAATTGGCTATATACGATGTAGTCGGCATCCAGGAGTTTTCCGATATTAATTAAATCTGTCGTACTGAAGGAAGTACCGATCTTGTTATCTAAAATATAATCATTTGCGACCTGAGCTGTTTTTTCTTCCGGTATCATGGATCCTTGCATAGCATTCACAATCAACGGCTGCCTTGATTTTAGTTCATTCAACTCATTTTTATCTTTTGTAGATTGTCTTGCGCCGGACATTAAAACCGCGACATTGGGATCCGATGCATAAGCGATATTAAATGGAAATAAAAACATGATAGTAATTAATAGTGTAATCAACAATTCTACTTTTTTCATAATTATCTCCCTTTATAAATGATGTGCTCTGTAAGAAATGGATTTAAGATAAACAAGTTGATAAGGGATACCGAACGTCCGCGCCAGATTATAAATATCTATTTCCAGATGACCGGCTATCAATTCATCGGGGAACAGCAATTCTACGGCAAACTGATTCGCTTCTTTTTCAATCTTGCAGTTAGAAATAAAAGAATTTCTATTAAAAGCATGGGTACCGGCATGCGGATGAAGCAGCGCATGGCCGAGCTCATGAGCACAGATGAACGGCTTGAGAAACGGATCGGCATGATCATTTATCCGTATTGTTTTGATGCGAAACAAATTACTGAAATATCCCAAATTCTTACCGAGCTCTTCATATAAGATATGGATGTCATTTTCCGCAGCAATATGGAACGGATTTCTTGTGTCATGTATATTCGCTATATCATTTGCGAACTTTTTTATATTCATGATGTAATCCTTTATTTACGATGTTTCTTTGGAGTAAACTTTTCTTTTGCTTTTAATTTTGCAAAGCGGAGGGCATTCTCAAGGGATGCTTTCATGTACTCCCGTGTTTCGGGGTCCATTGGTTCTCCGCCATTATACATGGCGATAGCATCCTGACTGTCCATATCATTCAAAATATCGGACAGTCTTTTTTGAATATCTTTTTCGTCCTTTTTGGTAAGGGATGGACCAAGAGACATATGAGCAGACTTATCATCATCGGTTAATCCCATCATATACGATGGGGTAACTTGAAATAACTTAGCCAATTTTGAAATCAATGATCGTTTGGGATTAACAAGCAAGCCGTGTTCATATTTGTATATAGCTGCTTTTTGCAACCCTACATATTCTGCAACTTCCTGTTGCGTTAGTTTATTCTTTTTTCTTAAAGTATAAAGGATATCTTTAAATTCCATATGCGTAACCATCCTTTCGTGTCTTGATTATACCATAAAATTTTTTGAAAACAAGAAAAAGTATCTTGACAAGATACAAAAACGGATATACAATCAAGGTGTCCTAAAAAGACACTGAAAGAAAGTGAGGTGAAAAAAATGAATAAACCATTGATGAGGGCAGAAATGATGAAATATGGAGATAGTCAAAAAGATTTAGCGAATGCGTTAGGGATAAGCCTATCTCGATTAAATCTAAAAATCAACGGTGGGGCAGATTTTAGACAGGCAGAAATACTTTTCATAAAAGATAGGTATAAATTAAAGCCGGAAGAGATAGACGCTATTTTTTTTAGCGAAAGAGTATCCTAAAAAGACACAAAATATATTTTTAAAGGAGGAGAGGTGAGGGAAATGACGGAGAAAAAGGTGAAAGTTTTAAGCACAGATGAGGTTATTGAGATATTAACAAGAAAAATACAAGAGATGAACGGAGTTATTGACCGGTTAGAAATCAAAGATGTTTCATATTCCAACAACTCATTTAATGAAGTAAAACAAGCTCTTATCACAGTAGCGGTAATAAGAGCTTGCGAAGGGTTAGGATGTGATGCCGAATCCTATTTGGGGGCGGTAAGAAATGCTGTGACTGATGAAAGAACAGCCCCTAAAACCGTTTGATATTTTTCCAGCGTTTCTGAAATTGTGGAAAGCATCCCTTTTTCAATAGGCGCACCAATATCAAGTCTGTCATATAGCGGTTTCAGTGCATCAAGTAGCTTTTGCTGATCATCTTCATCAACTTTAGAGAAGATAAGAGATCTAATATCATCAAAAGTTGACACATTGGAAATGGTGTTCCCCACAGCGTTATTTCCGGTAATACCGTAGTTGTCTCCATACACGATGTTAGTGACGGCAGCAGTAGATGGGGTAGGGCATATCTCTTCTACAACCTGAATACCATCCGGTGTCATTTCCACCGATATAGGAAATCCGGCACATGGCGCATAGTTCTGAATATATCCCCCTTGTTTCAGATAATTAAAGCATTGTTCAAGAAACTGTCTATCTTTTTTGGACAAATTCATATAAGTGGACCGTTCTATTTGATAAGACCCTTGTTTAATGCAGATTTCGTAAATCTGTGACAGAAATTCCATTGAGTCTTTATGAATACCCATTAATATATTTCACCTCCTCTCTAAACCAATTATAGGGGAGTGTGAATAGTAAAGCAAAAGAAGTGAGGTAATAAGAAATGAAAATAGAATGCACCGTCGAAGAGTTTAAAAAACTTATGAAAAAGGAGACTCACGGCAATGAGGCTCTAAAGGTTCGTATAAATAATGCGGAAGGTTTCAAAAAATTTTTAGAAAAGCCTGAAACGATGGAAATGCTGAAATCGGTTTTGTCCAATGGAAGTGATGATATGAAAATCAAACTGGGGGATAGTGAAATTATTCGATTTAAAGATAATCACTTGATCTGTAGTGACAGAATTATTGCATTTAGCCCAGATGGAAGACCGAAAATCCAAATCAAAACAGATGGAATTAAAATTCAGGCGGATAAAATTACGATTTCAGATGATGCAAATATCCGGCAAATAGAAGAGAGGTCATAAAAGTGCTTACTAATACAAAAGATTTCTGCAAAACAACCGGATATCCAGTTACAACGATACGGATGCTATGCAGGATAGGAGAGATACCGTTCATTCCATCGGGGAAAGCGTATCTGTTTGATCCTGAAGATGCGGAATCGGCTATCCGGAGAAAAATGGAAGAGAATGCGCAGAAACGGAAGATGAAACAAAGCGGATATAATTTCCAGGCGGAAGTTAGAAAGATGAGGGCGTAAAAATGGTAGATAAAATGATGAATTATTTATGGCTGGCGGTTTTCGTGACAATGATTATTGCGGTTGCGGAGAAATTATCATGCTTAAATTTATAACCGCATTCATGATTATCGTCGGTATCGCCGGGTACGCAGTACAGCCGGAGCCACCGTCAATCTCATACGCGGTGAACATTTCAAAGGGAGAAACCTTATGGGATGTATGCGACCGCATTTCCGGCGGGAGGGAAAATCTCCAGGAATTAGTATGGAGAACCGCGAAAGAAAACAATATCAAAGACCCGGGAACTTTGCAGCCCGGACAAGAAATCGTTGTTAAAGTGAAGGAAATCCAAAATGTACGAACTGAATATACAAGCAGATAACGAATTAAAGGAATTTATTGTTTCCGTAAAAGGAACAGATGACAAATTCGTTTCAATAGCAGTAGCCGTTGCAATTGATTATCTGTACCGCAGTGGGTGTCCAGATGAATTAATACAAAGGGTAGCAAGTATAAATCCGGAAACTCGAAAGGAAATTGCTTATGCAATGAAACAATGCTTTATCAAACGGGAAAAAATAATTAAAGGAGAAGAAATATGGAACGAGAATATCCGTATATAGACGGTCAATTGTTTTACATCGCTCATCCTTACGGAGGCGATGAGACGAACAAAGAAAGAGTACAGACGTATTTAAAAATGTTGCAAGCGAAATACCCAGAAAAAACATTGTTTTCCCCATTGCACAATTGGGGATATGCACCGTATGACAAAGAGCATCAGCATAAGCCGATGAAAGACTGCTTAGAAGTGCTGCAGCGATGCAATGCGCTGATACTCTGTGGAGACTGGAAAAAAAGCCAGGGGTGCAATCAAGAATATGCCGCTGCGTATGTAATGGATATGCAGATCTATGAAATGAAACCGACGGGGGAAATATGCAGCGTAGACTGATATGCCACGAATGCAAGAAAGCAATTCCCGCCGAATATGTGATGTGGACGAAAGACGGAAAAGGAAACATGGTTCCTGTCCATCGGGATTGTTCATTCTACGTTTATAGAGCCGATGAGACATGGAGATATTCAAAGAAAAGGAGAAAAAAGTGAGATTCAAACTACCGGAAGCGGCATTCCGAAAACTATGCCGGCTTGTCAAACAAAGAGACGAGGAGCTGGCGGAAACGTATCAGTCTATTATCGGAGAGTGGCCGCCGTCACGCGGGGAAGTCCACCATGCGAAACACGCGGGTAGCGGGGGACCGGACAAAGAGGATAATCTTATCCATCTGTCATACGAAACGCACCGTTTCAAAGCACACGGACTCTCCGGCACGAGAAAACAATACATGGATGAACAAATCAAAACATATCTTAACTGTCATGCGGTTAAAGAATGGAGAAAAGAACATGAAATGGAACTGCAGGAACTTTATAAAACGGAAGAAGAGCGAAGAATCAAAAAGAAAAGAGCAGGATGTATTCCGAAGAAGCCCAAGTGGGCGAAGTACTGACATATATCTTTTGTGGGACAACGTCCGAAAACATCCTATCGGCTGGCTGATAGAAGAAACACCGGATAAAGAACGGCTGATACCACAGAAAGAAATGCCGGTATTTTTTATGGATGAAAACAACACTTATACATCATCAGGCGGACGAAAATTCAAGATAATAAAAAATCCACGCGGGCACTGGATCGTCCAAAGCGGGGACAGAAAAGAAAGGGTGATCATAGAGTGGCAGTCATGAAATTGGCAGGTGGGAAAACAGTAGAAGTTTACCGAAACAGAAAATGCCGTGTATGCAAAGCAAAAGTATTCCAGACCGTATGCTGCAGAAAAGAAAAAGCCAATATATGCCAGAATCACTGCAGAAAATGCGAACATTACCTGGACTTTATGCAGAGATGCATATACCGAGAAAAAACAGAAGAGCCAGAAGAAGAGAACAACGAAAAAGAAGAAAAATAAAACCGCCCAGGGAAGAATCCTGAGCGGAAGTGCCGTAGCACCAAATCACTACATAAATTATAAGTGAAACGGCACAAAATGTCAAGAAAAAAAGGGATTTCAGCCCCTTTTGAGGACTTGATATAGTAGTTAATTCTTGGAACAGGAATTTAAAAAAGTGCCGTACCGAAAAGAAATATTTCAAGCCCCCGGAATTTACGAGGTGAAAAAATATCACACCTACCGATTAGGGGGAAACAGAGTCAGAGGTCCCAATATCCAAAAAACAGATGAAGGACTCAAGAAAAGAAACTCCCGCCGGGCGAAAACAAAACTCTACCGGCTCATAGCTACCAATTTCAAAAGAGATGATCTGCGTATTGACTTGACATATGCAAATCCGGAGCCGACAGCAGAAGAAGCCAAAAACAGAATAAGAAAATTTATCAGAGACCTCCGCAAAAAATATAAAAAGAAAAATGCGGAACTGAAATATATCTACGTCACAGAACATGTCCGACATCGAGTACATCATCACGTTCTGATTAACGAAGGAGGAATATCAAGATCAGAAATCAATGAATGCTGGCCGTGGGCAAAATTCAATTACAGGTCATTCCGGTACTTTGACGGAAGCCCAGAAGACTGCATGAGACTTGCGGAATATTTTGTGAAAGAAACAGATGAAGAAATCCGAAATGAAAATTCAGTACAGAAAATCCGATGGGTACCGTCTAAAAATCTAAAGCAGCCAAACGTGAAAAAGGTAACCATCTACGCCAGGAAATGGAAAGACAATCCGACACCGAAAAAAGGCTATCAGATAGTCAAAGTAGAAAGCGGCTACACAGCAGACGGATTCCCCTATCAGTTTTATCGAATGTACAAAGTGAATGAAAGGAACGTATGGCCAATCACGCAGTCGAGAGTACCGAAGAAGAAAAAAGAATGTACCGTGAAACAGGCAAGAGACAAGCCGAGGAGAAGAACATGAAATCATACATAGAATTTTTGAAAGATAAAGTGATAAAAGCACCAGTATCAGGAATAGAAGTCAATCCGGCGGATATAAGTTCCGTCTTGAAACCACATCAAAGAGATGCTGTCTTGTGGGCGCTCAAAGGCGGGCGCAGGGCATTGTTTGAAGCATTCGGGCTGGGGAAGAGTATCCAGCAATTGGAATGGTGCCATGTACTTACTAAGAAAATAGGCGGCAAAGCGTTGATTGTCTGTCCGTTGGGGGTCAAGCAGGAATTTGCGGAAGACGCGGTACATCTGCTCAATATCCCCGCTCCGACATATGTAAGAAATATGGAAGAAGTTAAAGCCGCAGACAATAGAATTCTGATTACAAACTACGAAAGAATCCGCGACGGAGATATAGATCCTCATTACTTCACAGCCTGCAGCTTAGACGAAGCGTCCGTTTTAAGAAGTTTCGGCAGCAAAACATATCAGACATTTCTACCCAAATTTAAAGGCGTGAAATATAAACTTGTTGCCACGGCCACACCGGCACCAAACAGATATAAAGAATTAATCCACTATGGTGGATATTTAGAAATCATGGATACGGGACAGGCATTAACACGCTTCTTTCAGCGGGACAGTACAAAAGCAAACAATCTCACACTCTATCCGCATAAAGAAAAAGAATTCTGGCTGTGGCTGTCTACTTGGGCACTGTTTATTCAAAAGCCCTCTGATCTGGGGTATAGCGACGAAGGATATAACCTTCCGCCGCTGCAAGTGAATTACCACATGCTGGCAAATACAAAACCCGTGAATGAAGAAGAAAAGAACGGACAGGTCAAACTTATAAAAGACTTTGCCGTGGGACTTTCGGCAGCGGCCAGAGAGAAAAGAGAAAGCATTGATATTCGGCTGGCAGAAACAAAACGGATTATCGACGAATCACCTGATGAACATTTCATTATATGGCACGATCTGGAAAGCGAGCGGCATGCCATCAAACATGCAATCCCAGAAGCTAAATTTATCTACGGCTCACAAGATATGGACGAAAGAGAAAGAAACACCATCGGCTTTTCAAAGGGAGACTTTCGTATCCTTGCCACAAAAAAAGAACTATCAGGGAGCGGATGTAACTTCCAAAAACATTGCCATCGCCAGATATTTATGGGGATTGACTATGAGTTTAACGACTTTATCCAAGCCATCCACCGGTGTTACCGCTTCCTGCAAACAAAACCTGTCATTATAGACATCATATACATGGAAACAGAACAGCAGGTGCTGGAAATACTGAAAAAGAAATGGGAGCAATATAACAAACTCACGGAAAGCATGGAAGAAATAGTCAGGAAATATGGACTGTCAAGAAACGATGCCATCATTGAAATGCAAAGGAGTATAGGCGTGGAAGAAGCCATAACAAAAGGGAAAAACTACATCGCGATACATGGCGACTGTGTTGAAGAAACGGGGAAAATGCAAGATAACTCAGTGGACATGCTTCTTACATCAATTCCGTTTGGAAATCACTATGAATACTGTGCAAGCTATAACGATTTCGGGCATAACGAAAATACAGACAAATTTTTTGAGCAAATGGATTATTTAACGCCGAATTTGCTTAGAATTTTGAAGCCAGGAAGAGTATATGCATGCCACGTGAAAGACCGTGTACTATTCGGGAACGCAACGGGAACAGGCATGCCGACGATTGAACCGTTCCATGCTTTAACCATTATGCATTACATGAAACACGGCTTCCAATTCTTCGGCATGATAACCGTCATAACAGACGTGGTCAGGGAGAACAATCAGACATACCGTCTTGGATGGACCGAACAGTGCAAGGACGGCACAAAAATGGGAGTGGGCTGCCCGGAATACATCCTGCTGTTCAGAAAGCTACCTACGGATACATCAAGAGCCTATGCAGATACACCTGTCACAAAGAATAAAGAAGAATATACCCGCGGGCAGTGGCAATTAGACGCTCATGCATTCTGGAGAAGCAGCGGAAACAGGCAGTTGTCCGTTGATGACCTGAAAGACATGCCCATATCGGATATACGAAAACTGTACAACAAATACAGTAAAGAAACCGTGTATGACTTTGATAAGCATGTAGAGATGGCCAATGCGATGGACGAAAAAAACAAACTGCCCGCCACGTTTATGTGCATAGATCCCGCAAGCTGGTCTCCTGACGTGTGGGACGATGTAAACCGTATGAGAACACTCAACACGGAACAATCACAAAGAAGAAAACAAATGCACCTATGCCCTCTCCAGTTTGACATAGTAGACCGCTTGATTAACCGGTATACCAACGAAGGGGAAACCGTGCTTGACCCCTTCGGCGGACTGATGACAGTACCGCTGGAAGCCATGAAAGCAGGGCGGAAAGGCATAGGAATAGAACTCAATCCGGAATACTACCGTGACGGATGCTGGTATCTCAAACGAGAAGAAGACAACCAGGAAACACCAACACTCTTTGATTTCATGGAGGGAAAATGAACGAAATAGATTATATCCGTGCATATAAAGGTTATAGGAAATGGCAGAAGCTTGTATACGGGATGATCCCGTGCAAGATAGGAAGAGCGATTGTGGCAATCACGGTCATTATTGGTGTAGTGACATTAGCGGCATTGATTACTCTGCTTACAACTCCGCTCATTCTTATAAAAACAATCATTAAAAAAGTATATGAAGAAGGGGCAAAGGAAATCATCATGGCCATGGAATTTGAAAGAATAAAAACAGGTTGCAAACAGTACATAAAAGATATAGGAGGTATTCAATGACAGACACAGAAGAAATACTGAAAATATCCCGAGGATTTCCGGCGGAACCATATAGCAATACGGAACTGTTTAACGCCATGGCGGCGTACCTGATTGGCGGTACAACCATCATCCACGGAAAGAAAATACGCGGAGTAAAATCACGAAAAGAAAATCTGAAAAGAGCGGCGGCACTGCTTATACATGAAATTGACAGAATGGAGAAAGAAGAATGAACTACATCAAACCGTTTACCGATATATTCGGACTCAAGCCTGGAGAAGAATTCGGCATATTATTTCCAGCGGAGAAGAGAATATCAAAACACTTCTATATAGATGAAAGGAAAGGCTTGATGGTGCTGGTCGGGAAAAACTGGACAAAAGCCAACGGAACGCTAATAGAAAAAATCCTCATTGGAGATGTTGAAATCAGAAAGCTAAAAAAGAAAGGAGCATGACAATGAGTCATTTACAAATATTTGAAAATGAGAGATTCGGAAGAGTAAGAACTATTGAACAGAATGGAGAACCGTGGTTCATAGCAAGAGATGTATGCGAGTGCCTATCAATTGGGAAGTACAGAGATGCTGTATCAAGACTTGAAGAAGACGAAAGGGGGTCGGTTGAAATGGACACCCCCGGAGGAAGGCAAGGAATGACAGCAATCAATGAATACGGACTGTATTCTTTAGTTCTTTCAAGTCGCAAGCCGGAAGCAAAAGAATTTAAGAGATGGATTACCCACGAGGTCATCCCTGCGATCAGAAGGACCGGCGGATATATCACACACAGTAAAGATATGACAGATGAAGAAATCATGGCCAAAGCGCTGCTGGTAGCGCAGAAGACAATCACGGAGAAACAGAAGCAAATCGGGAGATTGCAGGAAGACAAAGAAAAGGCATTACAGCAGATAGAGACAGACAGGCCAAAAGTTATATTTGCTAATGCTGTCAGTGCCAGCAAGACGTCTATTCTTGTGGGAGAATTGGCAAAGATACTAAGGGGAAACAATATACAAATCGGGCAAAGAAGGCTATTCCAATGGTTACGGGAGAACGGATATCTTATCCGGAGGACTGGAAGCGAATATAATATGCCAACGCAATATGCTATGGAGCTGGGGTTATTTGAAATTCGTGAAGGGTCATATATTGACGGCGGCGGGGTAAACCATATTACCAAAACGGCGAAAATTACAGGGAAAGGACAGACATATTTCATAAACAAATTTTTAAATAAAAGAAAGGCGGAATAACAATGATCAGGAATTTATGGATTATTTTATTTTCGGCGGTATTTATATGCGGGCTAACAGGAATTATAAAAGCGGAATGGGTAACGACAGAACTCACAATATATACGCCTTATGAATGCCCAAACGAACATACTGCATCGGGGACCATTCCGACAGAAGGAAGAACAATAGCATGTAACTGGCTGCCGTTCGGAACAAGAGTACAAATATACGGACACTGGTACACCGTGGAAGACCGGGGCGGCATGGAAGGCATAGACATATTTAAAAACTCATACGATGAAGCGATAGAGTTCGGACGCAGGAATGCAGAAGTATACATAGAGAGGTAAGAAGATGAACACAGTACAAATCACAGGGAATCTTGCAAAAGATCCAATTATCAGAGCAACAAAAACAGGGAAAGCCGTAGCGTCATTTTCAGTAGGAGTAAGTAAGAGAATTACAAAAGCAAACGGGGATATATTAGACCTAACCGATTGGGTCAATGTAACTGCCTGGGGGAAACTGGCAGAAGCCGCCGGTAATGAACTCACAAAAGGAAGCTATGTATTTGTAGAAGGAAGGTATTCCACCAGGTCATATGATACGCCGGATGGACAGAGGCGGTATATTACCGAAGTAGTAGCGAATGTAATTGCAAAACCAATCGGAAGTAATCAACAATCAACGAATGCAGGCTTTTCCGGCGGAACATCTGTAACGCAATTTTCCGCACCAGTGAAATTTGAAGACATGGGCACTGTGAGCAAAGAGCCGGGATATAATCAGCCAGAGTATGAACAAGATGAAATCCCGTTTTAAAGGAGGACGAAATGGATAGATTAATTGACGTAGTGAGTGTAGTGATATTTATCAGCATGATCATGTATGCCGCAATTAAACTCGACGAAGCGGCAAGAAAACTGCGCGATGAAGAAGAGCGGATTTATAAAGAAAGGAAACTGAAATGAGAAGAGGTTTTGAAAAAGTAAGCGGATATGAATATGTAAACTTTCCAAAGAGAAAGACAAAGCAATCGGCAGGATATGACATTGAAAGTGCTGTTAATGTTGTAATCAATCCGGGCGAAACAAAATTGATTCCAACGGGGATAAAAGCATATATGGATGAAAATGAATGGCTGGGAATCTATATAAGATCAAGCATTGCGGTTAAGTATGGAATTATTTTGACAAACAGTGTAGCGGTAATTGATTCAGACTACTACAACAATCCGGACAACGAAGGACATATCATGTTGCCAATTAGAAATGTATCAGGAATGCCTTATACAGTAAAAAAAGGAGACAGAATCGCACAAGGAATATTTCATCGATATTACAAGGTGGATGGCGACAGCGCTGATGGTGATAGGACCGGCGGAATAGGGAGTACGGGAAAATAGATGGAAATAACAATGGGAAGCCTGTTTGACGGGATCGGCGGATGGTGTATAGCGGCACAGCGGAATGGGGCTGTTCCCGTGTGGTCATCTGAAATAGAACCATTTTGTATGGAAGTCACAAAAAAACACTTTCCGAACGTCATGCAATTAGGTGACATCAGAAAAATAAAAGGTGACAAAATACCACCGGTAGACATTATATGCGCGGGCAGTCCATGCCAGGATCTGTCAGTGGCAGGAAAAAGAGAGGGATTAAAAGGTGAACGAAGCGGACTATTTGGAACGGCAAATGACATTGTTTCCGATATGCTTAGAGCCACAAGAGGAGAATACCCAAAATACTTTATATGGGAAAACGTCCTGGGAGCATTTTCAAGCAATAAAGGGCGTGACTTTCAAGCCGTGCTTAGCGAAATCACACAAGCCGATATTCGAATGCCTCGATCTGGACGATGGGCAAGAAGCGGAATGGTACGAAGTAAGAGATGTCACCTCGCATGGCGCGTCCTCGACGCTCAATATTGGGGCGTCCCCCAGCATCGAGAGAGAATCTTCCTTATTGCAAGTTTTAGAAATAGGGGGGGTAGACCGGAAGTACTATTTGAGCCCGAAGGCATGCCAGGGAATACTGAGGAGAGCGAAAGCAAGAAAGAAGCGCTTACCCGAACTGCTGTACCGGGTACTGAAACATCAGTCTATGACATCGGAAATGGACAAATAAACTCTATAAGAATGAATGAAAAAACAGGAACGCTGAACTGCATGCATGACCAGAGATGTGTGCTTGTCAAAACATACAGAATCGGATCATACGAAAGCGAGGGGATGAAAAGCAACAATCCGACAGCGGGCATAAAAGAAGTAGACAAAAGCAACACATTAGATCTAAGCGGAAGTAATCCTGCAAGAAACCAAGGCGGCATCTGTATAAGCGTCCTTGATATGACACATGCACAAGACGTTATCAGAGAAAGAAATGACGGAACAGTGCAGACGCTCAATAGCAGGATGGGGACCGGCGGAAATCAGGTACCGCTCATATACACATTTAACAGAGACGCAAGTATAAAAAACAACATGCCGATCTATGAGGATAAAACATCTACATTAAAATCATCAACAAGATTAGCGGTTGTCTATGCAATTGACAGGGCGGCATTTAATCAAGGCGAAAACGCAAAATATGATTTCAAGATCAGCGATAACGGAATCAACTCAACACTGGTAGCAAGAGGACCGAGTGCCGTGGGATGTATATACAAAAACATTGATTGCTCATACGTCCGCCGCCTTACGCCGCTTGAATGTGAAAGACTGCAGGGACTTCCGGACAACTGGACAGAAGGCGGGAGCGATACAGCAAGATACAGAGCAATCGGAAATGGAATGGCACAGCCATGTGCTGACTATGTAATGAGTAAGGTGATTGAAGACATTAAGGAAGAGACATGAGTAAAAGTAAAGAAGAAACAGTAATGCAATATGCAATAGCAGAACACTTTGGTAATAAAAATATTGTAATACCGAATGTTAGCTTTGCGAGAATATCATGCAGAATAGAAAAATATGATAAAGGCGGTTGCTTTATTGGGTATAAATATCCGTTTTCGGGTGTCAAGCATGAAGCTGACTTGATATTAATAAACGAAAATGATTATTTAACGGAGGTTGAAATCAAAGTTAGTTATAGGGACTTCTTAGCAGATTTTAAAAAGAAAGAAAAACATCTTACAAAGTACACGAAGGCAGTCTATTATGCGTTTCCGCATAACATGTACAAAGAAAATGAGGGAAAAATCAAGAAAGTGCTGTTTGAAAAATTCCCAGAAGCAGGAGTAATTATTGTTAATGCAGAAGAAATGGCAGTAGACATAATAAAGAATGCTGAATATTTCAATGTTGAAAAAATCCCGATTGAAGTAAAAATTGGGTTGATGCGGATCGGGTGTCAGAAATGGTGGAGGAGGAAATGAAACAGGATAAAGAAAAATGGGTAATAGGAATTGGTGGAGATCATTTTAACTGTGATGATACATATCCCAGCAAAGAAGAAGCAATAAAGGCGGGACGCAAGGAACTCATGAATGCTAAACCGTATAATCAAGAACCTTATGCAGGTTATTCAGAGGTTTTTAATGATTATATTTATAACGATATTATATGTTTCTATGTTGGGCGATTAACAAGACCCAAGCCAAAAGCAGACATTGACAACATAATCGAAGACCTGGCGAATGATGAAAGTTATATTTACGGTGTATATTACGATGGTTTTCTTGAAGACGTCACAGAGGAACAAAAGAAAGATCTTGAGAAAGAAATAAACAAAGTTATTCAGAATTGGCTTGATAAATACGATTTGAGAGATTATGGGTTTTTAATTAAAAATATGGAGATGGTGAGAGTATGAAAACGCTAAAAGAAGAAGTGATTAAAATGTTGATGGATAGGATTGGCGTTGCAGAAAATGAAGAGTTTGAAGCTCAATTTGCACATGAAGAATGCCAGATCAATAAGTTTTGTAACGGAGAACTGCTTACAAAATTTAGTAAAGAATGGCGTGATGATTCAAAATGGGCGGTTTTTGTAAAATATTTCGATGTCTATGAATTTAAAGTAATTCCGTTTAAGCCGAAAATCGGAGATAAATATTGGTGGGTAGAAGTTGACGGTAAAGTATGTAGTGACATATCTGAACGAGGTTGTACGTTTGACTGCATGGCAATGGCAATAGGAAACTGCTTTAGAACAAAAGAATCGGCGGAAGCACACAAAGAAGAGATTTTAAAAATCTTGAAAGGAGAAGGTCATGAATGAACCAATAATAAGCCCGTGGATATTCTATGTGGCAGATGTAGTAGGTAGTATCAATTTAGTTGTTAATGTTTTGATGTGGATTTTGTGCATAGCTACCGCGATTGCATTTTGCGACTATATGTCGAATAGAAATCCGTATAAAGAAGCCGAAACTATTCAAAACCGGAAAACATTTCATTCGTTATTAAAAATACTTATCGTTGTCACAATATTAAATATTATGATCCCGGCACGAGACACTTTCTACAAAATGACTGTTACAAACTATATAACACCTGCGAATATAGATAAAGCAAGTGATATCGTAGATAAGATAACAGATAAGATTATTGAAAAAATAAACAAGAGGGATAAATGATAAAAGACTTTAAAACCGGGCAGGAATATCTACAGTCGATATATAATCAACATCGGCGGTACTTATCGGTGCAGAGGGAGCTTGCGGAATGTAAAGCACATATTTATCAAATAAAAGGGCAGAGATATGAAAAAGACAAGGTTTCCGGCGGAATACAGCCCGACCTATCAGACAGAGTAATACTCGTAGAAAAATACAAAGAAATGGTTGAGCAAGAACATGAAGAGCTCATTATCATGAGGATAGAAGCACGAAGACTGATAGACATGATAAAAAACGATGACGAAAAAACAATACTAAGAGAGTGGTATTTAAATCACAGGTCATATAGAGCAATATCAAGAACAATACGCATAAGCAGGAATAATATCACAAAAACAAAAGAAGCGGCAGAAGTAAGCTTTGAGATAGTATTTCAAAAACTGAAAAGAAAGATACATATTGACAATAAATAAAAAAAGAAATCCATCGAAAGGTGGATTTTTTCAATAAAAAAAATAAAAATGCTTGACAATACATAAGAAAAGATGTATAATAAATACAGAAAGGAGGTGAGAATGCGGATATGAATAATAAAATAAGCCTTGTAACAGCAATAATCAATTTGATAACAGCGATTATATTGCTTTACAAGGCTCAATGACCGAAGAGGGTGGAACACCCACCCTCCACCCTCTGGGTGGTTCATTCATAATATATCATATTCGCAAAAGCTATGCAAAAATTAACATTATGGATTTCTGTTATAGCATTGCTTGTTTCGTTAATGGCATTAGCAAAGGCGGCTGGGATGTAATGAAATTAATTGAAAAGGTTATGACAACAGCGGAAGCGGCAGAGTTGTGGAACATACCTGTTGTGACAATCAAACAGGCATGCTCTGGGCAAAGAGGATACCCGCCGCGGTTTACAAGTGAAGAGTGCCGCAAGTCGGGGCACATCTGGCTTGTAACCAGGGCGGGAATGGAACGAGTTTACGGCAAGATTTAATCAAAATATAATAAAAAAATGCCAAAAAAGCCAAAAAGACCAAAAAAGACAGAACAAGGTATGATAAGATTAAGATGCGAAAATTGAATAGAAGAACTGCAAAGCCATGTAGCCGCTCAGAAATGGGCGGCTTTTGCATTTACTATGCTTTCCGGCGGTACTGACTGCTTGAAAGGAGAGATATGAGAAGAGCATTGCGAGAATGCGGACATCCCGGATGCCACGCATTAACAAGAGAAACCTATTGTGATAAACATAAACAATTGCACATAAGAAGTCCGAAAGGGCTTGAACGGGAGTCACCGTCAAAACGGGGGTATAACTATAAATGGACTAAAGCGCGAAAGGCTTTTTTAGCGCAGCATCCGTTTTGTGAGTGCCCGGAGTGTAAAGCATCTGGGCATCCGCTGCCGGCTAATGTTGTTGACCATATCATTCCTCACAGAGGCAATCAAGATCTTTTTTGGGATGAAAGTAACTGGCAGGCGATGAACAAAAGATGTCACGATAAGAAAACAGCGAGAGAAAACGGCGGATTCGGAAATAAAATTAAAGCTTGACAGACCACCCCCGGGTCAAAAATGTTTTGACCGGCAACGACAGTACCGTGCGCCTCCTCTTTTGTGAAAAAAGTTCGGGAAATGGACCTTACATTAAACTCATGCGATGAAATGTCATTTATGCGCAAACAGCAACATTAAAAAGAAAGGAGGGATAACATGGCTGGGCGTCCGGCAAAACCTATTGATTTGCATATAGTTTCAGGCAATCCGAGTCACCTGACGAAAGCGGAAATTGCACACAGAAAAAAATCAGAAATACATCTGGGCGAGCAGAAATTAGTATGCCCGGCTTATGTAAAAACGAATAAAGAAGCATACAAAAAATGGAAAGAAATCAAGAAACTTTACACCGGTTTCAAGTTCGTTTCTTCGGCAGACATCGGAATGATTTCAAGATACTGTATGGCGTTTGCGCAGTACATAGATTTGATAGAACGCCGAGACATGATCGCCCGAATAGAATTAAACGGTGAAGAAACGACTGCAACTCAGGAAATTCTTGAAGTGGAATACAGTCAACGAAAAGCCGCAAAGCTCTACGAGAAGATAGAGTATATCTTATCTACCGGCGGCATAATGGCGATGGATAAAGCAATTAACGCGAAAATGGCGGCATTGGTGCAAATGGAAGACAGATTGTTCTTATCTCCGCTTGCGAAAGTAAAAAATGTACCGAAAGAACCAGAAAAGAAAGATGAAGACCCACTAAGCAAAAGGGGTTTTGATGTATGACGCTGAAACAAGAGCTGATCAGGTACAGCAAGAAATGCATAAAAGACAAAACGCATATATGCCAAAAACACAGGTGGGCATGTATGCGTTTTTTGCGGGATGTAGAAAAAGAAGGTACAAAGAAATTTCCGTATGTTTTTGATGAAAAAAGAGCAGAGAGATTCTTTGCATGGGCCGCGATGCATAAGCATACAAAAGGAATCTTAGCTGGGCAGCCCATTATTTTTGAGCCTATCCGGCGGTTTATTTTCGGAAATATCTACGGATGGGTCAATAAAGATACGGGGCTCCGGCGTTTTAAAAAAGCCTATTGGCAGGTTGGGAGGAAAAATGCGAAATCACAATCACTCGCCATAGTCGGTGACTATGAAATGATGGCAATGGGAGAGCCGATGTCAGAAGTCTACATCGGGGCTACGAAAAGCATCCAGTCTAAAATCATCTACAATGAGATCTTGGCAATGCTTAGGCGATGGCCGGAGATGAAAGGAAAGTGGAAAGAAAGTTATGGTACCATCCGACATCTGAAAAGTGATTCGATTATCCGGGCGCTGTCAAAAGATGACGGAAAGACCGGGGACGGTCTCAATCCGCAGTGCGGTCTGATTGACGAGTATCACGCGCATCCGACGTCCGAAATATTAGATGTCATAGACACCGGTATGATGGCCAGAAAACAGCCGTTGCTGTTTATCATCACTACCGCCGGGACAAACTTCGGGGGACCGTGTTACAGAGTGGAATATCCACTGGTAGAAAAGATCCTTAATCCGGACATTGATTATGACGTACCGGATTATTTCTGTATGGTCAATGAGCTGGACAAAGATAAAGAAGGAAACCTAATTGATGATGTCAAAGATGAAAAATGCTGGATAAAAGCAAACCCGATCGTGGCGACGTATCCGGAAGGTATTGCAAATATAAGGAGCGCGTTGAAAGTGGCAGTTGAGACACCGGAAAAAATGTCATCATTTCTCACGAAAAACATGAATATTTGGAACCAGCAATCTGGGGCATCATACATAGATATGGGGAAGTGGAACACCAGAGGGCGGATAAAAAGCTACGATTTATACGGACTGGATGCATATGTCGGGATGGACTTATCAAGTAAAGTCGATTTGACGTCCATCGGACTGGTTATTCCGGTCAAAGAGGACGGCGGGACGAAGTATATTGTCCTCGGTCACAGCTTCATTCCGGAAGAAACGCTGCAGAGAAAGATAAAAACAGACAGAGTGCCGTATGATTATTATGCCCACGGTGGCTGGCTGACGGTCAACCCGGGAGAGGTAGTAGATTATCGTTACATGACAAAGTGGATGATAGAAACTGCAGAAGAGCTGGGACTGAACATTAAAGAAATCTGCTATGACCCGTATAACGCAACTTATTATGCGCAGGAACTTGAAAAACTGGAGTATACATGCGTAGAAGTCAGACAGGGCATGATGACACTATCCGAACCGACAAAATCATTTAGAGAAAATGCGTATCAGGGAAACATTTTACATTTTGAAAATCCGCTACTCGATTTGGCGATCAGTAACGCGGTCACGAAAAAAGACCAGAACGAAAATATCATGCTTGACAAAGAAAAATCAACAAACAGAATTGACCCGATAGCGTCGGTAATCAATGCGTTTACACGTGCGCGGATTATCGAAGAAGATGATATGAGTGATTACATTTTGAGTGATGATTTCAGTCTATAAGGAGGACATGTGAAAAAGATATTGTATGTGATTGACGATATTTTTCTGTTCGTCGGGTGCATTCTGATGATTGCCGGCGGCGTATTGATATCTCCCGTAGTCGCAGTATATACCGCGGCTATAGAGTGTCTGCTTTTGGCGTTTATCTTTGCAAAAGCACAGAAAGGCGGTGGTAAATAATGCTTTTAAGACAGCTTTTTTCAAACCCGACGGATTCAGGTACACTGCTTAGCCCCGCGGATTGGCTCATATCCGCTATTAACGGCGACGGCGTAACGGCAGCAACGGCAAGTAAAAACAGTAACATCTATACGTGTGTCAACATTTTAGCTGATGACATTGGTAAACTGCCGATACACACGTTCAGGACCGGCGGGAAAAAGACCGAGGGAATGAAACACCCGGTCGCTAAACTGCTGTACAAACGGCCGAACCCGCTCATGACACCGCTTGCGTTCAAACGGACATTGCAATACCATATGGGGTTTTATGGGAATGCCATTGCGTATATTGAATGGGGGACTGACGGCTATCCGAAATCGTTATGGCCGCTTGACCCGACAAAAACGACGATCCGATTAAACGTGGTATCGGGCGCGCTGACGTATACGACAAGTGATGCCAAAGGGGCAATGTATCATCTGCAGCCGCACGATGTCTTGCATTTTTACGAAATGTCAAAAGACGGGCTTATCGGTGTGCCGAAATGGCGGACATTGATTGACGAGCTGGACAGCCAGAACGCAATCAAGAAATTTCAGAGTCAGTTCTACAAGAATGGAACACTGACACACGGCGTACTGCAGGCGGCATCGAAAATCAATCCGGAGGCTAAAAAGAAACTCCGACAGGAGTGGGAAAAAATCAACGGTGGCATAGATAATGCCGGACGAGTCGCTGTTCTCGACTTAGGAATGGAATATAAGCCGCTTGGCATGCAGCTTGATCAGGCGCAGTTTATTGAAACACAGAAATTCGGAATTAACGAAGTTGCAAAGGTGTACAGAATACCGCCGCATAAGCTGGCGCAGCTGGACCGCGCAACGTACGCTAACGCCGAAGCGATGAGTCTTGATTACATCAAAACAACGCTTCTTCCGATATTCACGTCATGGGAACAGGAAATTAACTATAAACTGTTCACCGAACCGGAAAGAGAAAACTACTATGTGAAATTCAACGCCGCGGCCGAACTCAGAGGCGACAGTAAAGCAAGGGCTGAATACTACAAAGACATGCTCTATGCTGGCATTTATACGCTTAATGAGATCCGCGATATGGAAGAGATGGAATGTATAGGCGATGTGGGGGACATTCACCTCGCCTCGCTCAATTATACAGATATTACCGTTCTGAGAGATTTGCAATTAGCAAAAGCGAAGAACGGAACACTGAAAGGAGGTGATAATAATGGGGAAAAGGGAAAGAAGAATCAATCAGACGCAGTTTGAGATTAGGACGCTGGAAGATGGTAAAACTATCATCTTGGAGGGGTATGCTCTCAAGTTTGGGAAACGGTCAGAAGACTTCGGCGGCGTTGATGAAATCTTAGAGTGCGGGTGTCTGGATAAAACGGACATGTCTAACGTCGTAGCGCTGATTAATCACGATCCGAACTATCCGCTGGCGAGAAATACCGTCCGAGAAGGACCCGGGCATCTAAGTCTGTCAGTAGACGATACCGGGCTGCGGTTTAGCTTGATTCCGACGGATACGGCATATGCTAAAGACCTAATGACGAATATGACAGCCGGAGTTGTCAATCAGTGTTCTTTTGCATTCACGTTGGCGGAAAACGGCGCGGACTGGTCATATGAGAGCGAGAAAGACATGTACCATCGGGCAGTCAAGCATATCGAAAGACTGTGGGATGTGTCAATCGTCACAACGCCGGCATACCCGGATACAGAAGCACAGGCCGTACAGCGGTCGATGCAAGAATCGAAAGAAGCATACGTTAATTCTTTGAAAGAAGAGCAGGAAAACATCAGAAAAAGGAAGCTCGATATAGAGCTGGAATTGTTAAATCAATAATAATTGCTGCCGAACGGCGGCTTTTTAAATGGAGGAAAAAGAAATGACAGAAAAAGAAAGAGAATTGCGCCAGAGAATGGCGAAAGTAACCGAAGAGATCCGCGCGTTAATGGCTGATAAAAAACTTGACGAAGCGGAAAGTAAAACAGCTGAATTGAGAGAACTCAAACGGCAACTGGAGATTGAGCAGACGCTGGCAGATGTTCCGGCGACAGTTCCCCCGGCGGCACGCGCGGTTGAAATCACCGACGAAGAAAAAAGAGATCTCATGTTCAGCGGGCTTGTGAAAGAGATTAAGCGCCAGATGCCGACGGACGCGGAATCTGAAGTACTGAAAGAAGCCAGAGCTGGCATGAAAGCGGGAGTTGACGCAGACGGCGGGCTTATCGTTCCGCAGGACATCTCAACTAAAATCAACGAACTCAAGAGAGCGTTGAATCCGCTGGACCAGCTTGTCACGATTACACCTACGACTACTATGACAGGGTCTCGCGTCATGGAAAAATGGGCAGAAATGACGCCGCTTGAAAGCGTTGATGAAATGGCAACAATCAAAGAAATCGACGGTCCGAAATTTGAAAAAATCGCATACGCGATCAAAAAATATGCAGGCATTCTTCCGATTTCAAAAGAGATGTTGTCTGACACAGACCAGAATCTCATTTCTTATGTGAGTGCGTGGTTTGCTAAGAAAGATGTGGTCACAAGAAATAGCCTGATCATTGCAATCATGAAAACACTGGCAAAGAAGCCCGTTGCTAATGTAGACAGCTTGAAAGATATTCTGAATGTGGATCTTGACCCGGCGATTTCTTTGGGGTCCGGCATTGTTACCAATCAGGACGGATTTAACTTCTTAGACAAGTTGAAAGACTCCGAAGGGCGTTACCTGCTTCAGCCGAATCCGCTCAATCCGACGCAAAAACTGCTGTTTGCCCATCCGGTTACCGTTGTCAGCAACAAGTACTTGCCGACTGTGACATCCCCAAGGAAAGTTGCGCCGATTATTGTCGGGTCTCTGGCGGATGCAATCGTACTCTTTGACCGCCAGCTTATTACACTCGAAGGCACGGGTATCGGCGGGGAACCACTTTTTTGC